AGGGCCTTGAGGATCTTTTGGCCTTGATCGGCCGTTATTTTGCTAGGTTGTAGTGCCATGATTGAGCTCCTTTTTTGAACACTAAATTTATCGAACGCGGATCACCCATCCCGCCTGGATGTAGTCTCGCGTCATGCTTGGATATTTGGCTTTGTTCCACGCGATGAGCTGATCGACTGTCGTGCTCCACTGGCCCGCGATGATGCCGAGTGTGGCGCCGCTTGGGATTTTGATCTCGCTCGCTTGTGCTGCCGGATTCGCTGCGGATCCATTGGCTGCCGTTGGATTAATCCACGATCCCGGGACGCCCGATTTCGTGGTTACGTTGACCATGCCTTTGTAAGTATTGAATACGAGATAGTTTCCGGCCTGGACCGTATTTACTGCATTTCTGCCGGCTGCGGCATCGGCTGCGTTCATATAGCCCGGAGTCGATTTCGCGACATTGTAATTACCAGACGGAGCGGCCGGGGCGCTCGCTACTGGAGCATCGCCAGGATGGATCCACCATCCAGGAACGCCAGGAGCGCGTGAGATATTTACCATCCCGGAGGCTTGATTGAATACATAGTAGGTCCCGGCCGGAACGGTCGAGTTTGAATTACGTCGCGCTGCGGCATCGCCGGCATTCACATATCCAGGGACGCTCTTAGCGAGTGCGTAGCTTGTACCATTTCCGGCGACTGGAGCCGGCGCTGTTGGCTGTGGCTGTGGGACCTGGACGGGAGGCGTTCCCGATAGGCCGTATTTAAAGAATGCCTCTTTATCGCCTGAGAATAGATTCATATCGAGCGGAGCGATCCCACGGACATTTCCACGGCTCGAGTATTGCCAGATCGCAATAAACGGCCACTCACCGGACGCCGGACGAGTTCCTGGCTGACCGTTATTCGCGCCATAGTTTGCGAGCCATAGGCCAGAATTAGCCGACACGAGCGGGCTCCAGTCGAAACGGGCGAGCACGTCGGAATTCATGTATGTAAGAGGAACAGGGCCGAGGGCTGCCTGGAGCGTCTTAATAAACTCGAGGGCCCACTGGACATCCGAGGAGACGAGACGGCGGCCGTAAGTTGGCTCGTCCTCCATATCGAGAGAGACTGATTCGCCGGCCTGGAGTTGGCCGATAATCTGCGCGATCCCGCGGGCCTGAGTGGCTCCAGTAGAACGCCCAGGATAGGCGAACATGTATGTTTGATTAGGGATGCCACGTTTGCGCGCCTCGGAGCGGTTGCGATCATATTGAGCGTCTTTTTGCGCGCCGGTTGCGGTTCCATATCCACCGCGAATAATGACTCCTGAGATCTCGCCGGCGTTATATGCTTGCTGCAATAGATCCCAGTTGATCGTCCCCTGGTGCTCTGATATATCGATAAGTTTGATTTCTGACATCGTTTAGCCCTCCATAATGGTTATGACTCTATGATATCACGCGGGAGATGGGGTGTCCGATCCTCCGCCCTGGAGGAGTGAGACGATGCGTTCCTGATTTTTCGAGAGGGAATTCATACCACCGGAGATCGATTTTAAGTCGCTCGAGATCTCTTTGAGTGGGATATTCTTTAGGACGTCCACCTGGCCCTGGAGGCCGGCGATCGCCTTTGAGCTGTCGACGTGCTTTTGTTGGAGATCGGCGATCTGCTCTTTTTGTTCATCCTTTGCCGCCTTGAGTGTCTCGATAAGGGCTTTTTGGTTTTGTACTGTCTCTTTTGATGTGGTGCTGCGAATGACTACCACGGCCGCCGCTACGATAGCGCTAAGAGCTAGAATCCCGCCGGCAAGCGATAGAAAAAACATTATATCGATATCCATAAGCCCTATAGTACCGCTCGAGCTTATTTTTTTCTACCCTTGAGATGGCGTGATCGTGAATTCGGTCCCGGCATCTTGTGCCTCCTGGAGGTAGTGAAACGGCTTTGTCGGACGTGAGAGATCCTTATCGGCGATCTGGACCGCGAACTCCTCGAGAGAGATCGGACGGTCCGGAGGGAGTAGGGAATACGCCCGGATATATGGCTCGCCCTGGCTGTCGTCGATTTGGAGGCTGACGATCATCCTCGAGGCGTGTTTAGGATCCTGCTCGATGTTGATAATTTTACATTTTAGATCTTGCGGTTTGTTCGGATTAGCCATGCTAAAACTCCCACAGAGGCCCAGAATACGGACGTCCCTATTATGATGATCCGGAATCCCTCATGGTCCAGGATCCACGTTATGAAAATTATCCACAGGCTCCATCCAGTCGCGACTAAAAGGCCCGCGACGAGGAGTATAGTTAAACTAAAAAGCCCTATTTCGGTGATCAGTTTTACAGATTTTCGAGCCATGCTTTTATCTCCTCAGATTCTTTTTTATAGTTTACCACCTGGCGGAATCGTTCCGCCGCTTTTTGTCCCATTTCTTGCAATAATTCGGGCTGCCGGGAGATCTCATTGATCATCCGTTTCGTTACTGCGCGGCCGTGTTGATCGAGATCGATATACGTCCCCGGGACCATAAGTTCCTCGGCTAGTTGATGTCGATAATGACTCGAGCGGGTGATGATCGGCCGGCCGAGTGCATACGCGTTGTGGATAACATGGCCGAATCCATCTCCTCCCGGTTTGACGTGGAATATAAACATCGCCTCACTCATGGTCCGGGCCGTTTCGAGCGGACCGTCTGTATTGCCGTCGTCGTTCTGACCGCCGAACGATTTAAAGGTGAAATCCGAGAGCTGCCGTTTCATTTGCTTATAGTCCTCCCAGGCGACGCCCTGCTGCCGGAGCACGTTTACGAACGAATAGATTTTCCGATCGGCCGGGACCGGGCTCGGCTTAAAGATCTCGAGATCGAATTCCTGGTGGTAGAATATCGCATTTGCGGCCGTGAGCTGCGGTGCGATCGACGCCAGGACCGGCATCCCTGCATATTGATCAATGTTCCAGTTATTCCCCACCTGGACGATCAGTTTCGCGCCGGGGTTGTACCTGTGGATAAGTTCTCGGAACATGGGGACGTGAGCGGGGATAGAGGCGATCACATAATCGAATTGATTTTCTTTGAAAAATTTCAGGCGGGCGGCTTTATGGTATGAGACTCGTCCAGGCTCGACGATAAATAGAGTGTCGGCGCGCTCGAAATCCTCCGGCTCTCCGATGCTCCCGTAGTCTTTCATGATATTAAGATTCGGAGTGCCATCGGCCGGGCTAAATGCCTGGTGCATCCCCAGGAATTGCTCGGCCGTCTTAACGTCTCGATTAATGCCCCAGAATCCCTCCTCGAACCATTCCATCCCGATAGGGCGATAGAGCTCCATTCCCAGGCGGTCCTCGAATAGCATTACGAGCGATCGTAATAGGCTCGAGTGATGGAAATCGACCAGGACCCGGGCCATTATGCATCCTCGATTCTGGCGATCACCTGGCTAGGATATACGGCGAAAAGTTTGAGCCCCTCGTGCTTGAATCCACGAGGTTTCGTCTCTCTAAAAATAACCATGTCGCCCACGGCTGCCTCGAGCTCGGCATCCTCTCCGATCGCATAGATGCGCCCCTGATTTGGGATGCCCTGGAACTCAGGATCCGGGATCTCGAATCCGGGGATCTTAGCTGCGGCGTCCTGGGCGCGCTTATCGCCGATCGTGAGGATCTCGATCAGTATTTTATCTCTTGTCGGTTTGATCATGATGTCGGCCTTTCGTTCCCATAGTGAGTATTATAAACGCGATCTCTGACCGGAACCATTTCAGGATCCGGCGCTTTTCGGTCGTGAACCGGCGCGCTGCGGCCTCGAGCGGACAATTCTCATGATGCTCATAATAGAGGACGAATTGATCGAGAGCACTAGGATTTTCCACGATTCAGATATTCCTCCCACTCCGATTTAATTTTCGCCTTGCCGAATAACTCGATCGCGCGGGCGCGGCCGAATGCTGATATCGCCTGAGCCTTTTTTGGATCCTTGAGCATGCTCTGGAGTTTATCGTGGAGCTCGGCCGTAGTATTGCCGATCAGTCCTGAGATTCCGTCCTGGATGATACTCGTTGCCTCGTATGTCTTTTGATCCGGGAACATCGGACCGTTTCCGATCAGGTCCCCGACTGCGACGACCGGGATCCCCGTCATCATCGCCTCGATAAGCGTGAGCGTATAACTTGCCGGGAATGATCCGTGGTAGAAATAAACGCGGTGATCACGGTACGCCTGGAGCTGCTCGTCGTTGCTCAGGAGGCCTCCGGCTGCGGATCCGAGATCCTCGTTGCCCGGACCGTATACGACGCGTGGGAGGCCCCGTGTAGCGTTCCTCCAGGCCTGATGGCCGAAGAATAGTCCGCGCTGCCGGAGCCCTTGAGTGAAATTGAGCACGATCTCTTTATGGCCGTTCCAGTCTTTGTATTCGTCCGGATCCTTATAGAATCGAATCATCGCGTCCTGGCCGACGTTATCTTTGATCGTCATCTCTGCCGGTGAATACCGAACGATCTCCAGGCCCTCTGCTCGAGCTTGCCGGATCTCATCCTCCCGGGCTGTTACCGATTGGCCGATCGAGCGCCAGATCACGCGGCCGCCGCGATCGATAAACGGCTTGAATAGATGCCAGTTATTCGTAACGAGTTTCGTCTCGTGCATGATGATCACGATATCAATCCCCTCGAGCATCTCCTCGTGGAGGCGTTCCTTTGGATATTGGAGCGATAGCTCGATGAAATGCGGGTTATACGGGAGATCAGGGAGGGGAGGACGCTTGCGGTTCTCCTGGCCGCCTGGCTGCGTATATGCGCCCAGTGAATACACCTCATGGCCTAATTCGGAAAATAGTTTCACCTCGTCATATTCGAGGATCTCGTGGACCGATAGATATAGAATACGTTTTTTACTCATGGATGAACCTCCCACCCTAAAGGGGACCGATTTCCCTCGAGCGTGTCCTCGAACATCTCGTTTATGGTTTCGATTGACCACCCTAGAGCGACAAGCATATTACAGACTGACTGGAAAAATTCCGGTAGATTCACGTCCTCATGGGCCCATTCCATCGTATAGATTTTCCCGTAGTGTTCGATAGTTATTTTCATCGTTGCCTCCTGTTTTTCCGCTGCCGCTTGCGGGCCTTTCGGATCTGATCTTTAGTCTTTTGCGCTTTCGTATGTTCGGACGATTTGAATCGCTCCCGCCGGCTCGCCCTGGGGGCTATATATGGCCCTGTGGATAACCCCCTCATATTGCGGATGTAGCCCTCGTCATCCTGGGGATCGTGGTCTGCGCTCATTTCGCCCTCGCTTTCGGGAATGCTGATTCGATTCGTTTGAGCCGGCCGGCCATCTCATCGCCTACGGCTTTGAGGCTGAATTGAGAGATCACCAGGTCCTCGCCGCGCTGTCGGAGCATCTCGACATTCTCCGTCTTTTCGTAGGCCCATCGCATCGATGTTCTGAGTTGATCGATTCGGGGATCCGCCCACTTTTGATCGCGGCCATACCACCTGGCCGAGTGATCCATTCCGCGGAGTGGGACCATATCATAATCGAGGATCATCGCTCCATTTACGCCCTGGAGCCACTCGCTGATCCCGCCGTAGCCGGTCGTAATAACCGGATTCCCGGCCAGGATAGCCTCTGCGATCGGCAAGCCCCATCCCTCGCCGCGGTGTGGGCTCACATAGGTATCGCCGGTCTTGTGGAGTCGCATAATGTGAGATCGATCCATGAGGTCCATATAGAGGAACACTCGAGGGAATTTATCGAGTCCAGACTTGCGCTTAAACGCCTCGATTTGATCGCGGATCATCCTCTTATTCTGGAGATCAAAATTGCGGAAATACGTTTTGATCAATAGGCCGACATTTTCCCCATTCTGGAACTCGTGCCAGTAGGCATCGAGGAGGCCCTGGGGATTTTTACGATCGGTCCACTCGAATATCGAATAGAACAGATGCCCGTCGAAATTATTGATCTCATAGGGCTCATCCGGCCACTCGCGCTCCGTCTCGATTGCCTGTGGATAAACTCGAATAATTGCATCCGGGACCGACTTTCGGATCGCGTCGGCGTTTGCCTGGGATCCAGTCCAGATCTCATCCATTAATCGGAGGCCCTCGGCGAACTCCTCCGGAACCCGATCCGTTTCCCAGAAAAAATGCCCGATGTGATATTTGCCGGCCTCCATATAGCGCTTGTATTGATCCGGCGTGGTGTGAATGATCTTAATCCCATAAGTGCCGGTATTGCGCTCGAGCTCGCCCATGAGCTGCCCTATCTTGCCGAAATCTGAGGGCTCGGTCGTATAGTGGACTGGTTCGGCGATCACGTTTACGCCGGCGGCGTGGAGCGCTGCGGCGGCGTGTCGATTAGCCTCACCATATCCGGAGTAATCGAACAGGGGACCACAATAGGCGACGTTCATTACACCTCCTCCACGTTTAAAAACTTGCTATCTGGGCGCTTGTGGACCTCTTTATTTTCCCAGGACTGTAGGATCTCGGCGAGATTCGCGGCGGTCTTTTTGTAGGTGTACGATTTGACGTATTCGCTCGCTTTTTTCCCGAGGGCTTTCATGTCGCGCTGATGGTTGAATGCATAGCGCATTTGCTCCCGGAGATGCTTTACGCTTGGGACCGTCATCCGGCCGACGTTCTGGCCCTTGAATCGATGATAGAGTGCCGGGACCATCTCCTCGATCTCGACCTCGAGCATATACTCCGGGTCGAAATACTCAGAGATCCCGTGAGCATTTGGAACGATCGCCGGGAGGCCTGTTGCCATCGCCTCGAGCGGTGTGATCCCGAATCCCTCGCCCAGGCTAGGATATACCATGCAATTTGCGCGGCCGAGTAGCGCCAGGAGATCATCCTCGGACATGCGATGCCGGACCACCTCGATATTAGGGTACTGAGACGGCATGATCGGGATCGGCGATTTCTCGTGGACCGTTTTTAGGATCATCCGGACGGGCTCATTCTCTTTAAATTCGGCCGTAAATGCCTCGAGCACTTGAGAGAATCCCTTTCGGATATTGAATGAGTCGTAGTGGATAAACGTAAAGGGCTCGCCCTCCTCGACGGGGACTTTTCGATCGATATACTTAAACGCGTCGTCATTGTAGCCCAGAGGGACCACGGTCGCATCGATGCCGGCTTTTTTGAATACGTCTCGACACCATTTCGACGGGACGATCACTTGATCGGCCGCTTTGAGATATTCCGGCCAGTCATCCGGGATTTTATCGCTCTCGAACATCGTATAGATCAGGCGGACGTCATTTCGCATCTGGAGGATGCCGTAGGGGTACGAGTACAATAGGCCGACTTTTTGGCCTGAGTAATTCTCGGATAAATAAACGCCTTTTCGGAATAGCTCGCGCTTGAGGATATCCCGGCTCATGCCGTAGCCGTCCGGAGACGATCGGACCGTTTGATAATAGATCCCGGAGCCCTGGGCGATGGCCGCCTCGGCGACACGCTCAGATCGGCGATCCTGGTCCGCCTGGATCTCCTCGGGAGTGGCCTCGCGCATTCCGGTTTTGAGGAACTTGCGGATCATCTCGGGATTATTCACCTCGACGACTTTATCGAATTTATTTACTAAATGCATAGAACGCCTCCGATACTCGAACGCCCCCAGGGATTCGCGGCTAAACTAATTACCTGAGGGCGTTTAAATATCTGAAATGTTTTAATGCTTAGCCGCGTCATAGATCTATCATATCATAAGCACTTATCCCCAGAGAATCACAAGTTATCCACAGGGCTAACAGATTGAAATAGCCCTGCGAATAAAATGTGGATAAAGCATGCTCTTAATATATGTACTGGAATTCCCAGGCATTCGCGGTCCTGGAGCGTGTCGAATAGAGTCCGGCGAAATTCATCTCAGATATGAGGATCGTTCCGTCGCCATTGACTCGCTCGACATACACCACATGGCCGAGATCGCCGGCCGTGGTGGTCCCGACTGCGCCCGCGCGCGGCGTGGATCCAGTCGGCAAGCCATCGGCTCGGGCCATATATTGCCAGGTGTTCGCGTTTCCGAGATTTCCGGGGAGGTCTGGACGCCTGTTTTTAACGTACCAGGTGCAATTCCCGGGCGCGTATGTGTTCCCGGCCGAATTGTACGATCGGACGCCAGGAGCGGCCGTCTGCGCTTGAATGGCGGGTATTGCGCGATCCTTTAGGACCTCGGACTCCGGCGGAATAATTAAAATCTGGCCCTTATAGATGAGATTCGGATCCTTGAGATCGAGATTCTTATTCCATAATCGAGGCCAGGTTGTGCTATTCTGCTCGGCAATTTTTGAGAGGTTGTCGCCCTCTTGGACCGTATATTTACGATCCGGCTCGGGTTCGGGTGGTTTGGGGGCCACTGATACGGGCTCGGGTTTCGATTCCTGGACCTTGATAATCGGCTCCGGTGTTACCTGAGCGCGATCGAATCCGATCGTGAGGAAATCGAGCTGCGAGCTCTGATTAAAGTTTAATGGACTGATTGCATTCGCTGAGGCCGGAGCCGCTACGATTGCCGCGATCGATACGATGACCGCTGAGATTACGATTTTGATACTAATGTTTTTCTCCTTTATTAGCTCTACCATTATAACAATAAAAACGGCCCTCCTTGCGGGGGACCGTGTGTTTGTTTCGTGGTGGTGTTTGTTTTATAGAGAGACTTGCTGCGGATATTCGACCATCCGCTGCTCTGTGTGAGGTGGAGTTTTTGGGAGGTGTGTTTGGTGATGTGCGTGATAGATACCTGCGAGGCGCATCTATCTATTCCCATCATAGCACTAGCGGAATATAAAAAAAGCCCCCCATTTCTGGAGGACTTTTCCACAGGTTGCCCGGGTCGATTAAGACTCGAGGACGAATCCCTGACGTTCGTCGTTGACGGCTGTACCGAATAGGACGTCGAGTTGTCCTACGGTAGCCATAGCTGCTGAATCGTAGTGTCGGATCACACGAATCGCAAGGCCGGCCTCGCTGTTTACAGTCGCGCTCTGGACGCCGAGTGCTGCGTCTGGCATTTCAAGCGGTCGAGATGCCAAAACTAGGGCGTTCTTGGTGTAGAACAAGTTTTGGAAATGAGCCGGAGAGCCCACTTGCTCGACGAGTTGACCCTCGAAAATGTCGAATCCGCCGGTGCGGCCCACTGTTCCCTCAGTAAGCGCGCGGCTTGTTGGGATCAGTTTCGGATCGATGAACGCTTGCGAGTTCAATAGAGCCGTTACCAGGCTAGGCGCAACATAGCCGAATTTTTGCGCGAGTTGAGGGACCTTGTTATTGACCATGAATTCGCGAACTTTGTTGATGCCCTTTAGAGCGTCGTCAGTTCCAGATGTCGGAATATCTGTGTTGTCGAATTCGCTCGAGTGAGCTGCAAGGTTCGATTCGATCTTTTCCGCTAGGACGATAACTGCGTCCTCTAGGTAGCCAGGCAATACAGATCCGACCTGCATAGCCTTTGAGAAATCTTCCTCGGCTAGACGAACGTACCAGTGTTGATCGACGGTAACTTCCACGTCGTCGCCCTCTGGTTGCTGCAACACGGCGTCGGTGTGTTGAGTCTTTTGCTGAGCAACGATCACGCCACGTTTAGGGATATGTAGGACCTGGCCCTGACGAACTGCGACGAGTTCGCTATCCTTTGATACTGTTTTGCCCAGGTTAAGATAAGCGCCTAAAAGGCCGATCGATTCGTTTGCGATGATCTCTGGGATCCATACCGCGTTTTGAGTTGTACCGAGTGTATCAGTCATGACAATAATTCCTTTCTGGAATTGTTATTTATTTGGGGGTGATATCATCCTCGATTAATCCGGCCTGTTGAGCTTTGATGATCTCGTCGCGATTCTCGCTATAGAATTTCGCGTCCCTGAGTTGGCTACGTTTGAATTTAGCCGGTCCAGTTGGAGGAGTGCCGCCCGTTGGATTGGATGGCGTCCCGAGACTAGGATTAGTCGGAGGTGTTCCCTCTTTGTTAAATAAATAAGCTTTGTCCGTTTTGAGAGATGCAAGCGCCTCATCTATACCACTAACCACTCCATTATCGTCGATCGTAAGTTTAGCGCGATCTACGAGCTTGAGTGCTGCATCCAGATCGACAACGCCCTCAGGAACTAACTTGTTCGTGAGTGCTTGATCGATCCGCATAGTTTTGATCTGGCCCTGGGCCGTCTCGAGATCCGCTTTACGGGATTCCGCGAGTGTCTCGAATTCCTTGTTATCCTCGAGTCGTTTCTGTTCTGCCGCGTCGGCCGCATCCTTGAGCTTTTTAGCCTCGGCTGCTTGGTCGCGGAGTTCTTTCACGCGTGGGAGGTTCCAGAGATTCGGGTTCTCTAAAACTTGCTGGAGCTGTTCCCCTGATAGATTTTTGAGGTCTACCTGGCCCTCTGGTGGCGTTGCTGGCGGTGTGGCCGGCGGCGTTCCCGTTGGATCCGCTGGGGGTGTCCCCGTTGGTGGTGTTGCTCCTGGATTTGTTGGTTGTATAGGTTCTGGCATTTGATCTCCCTCCGTTTTTTACGCGGTCCGTGTCCGCTATTGGATCGTTACTTATTACGCTTGCTATTATTGTGGATAACGTGTGGATAAGTCAAGGGGGTTATGCTTTGGCCCGATCGGGGACCGGCTGTTGGAGGTTGCGCTGTCGGAATCTCAGATCGTCGGCTTTGCGCTCCTCCGGGCTCATTTTGAGATACGGGTTATCGTATACCTCGGTCTTTTTGGCGAGCTTTGGATCGATCACGTTCGCGGCATGCTCACAGTTCGGATGGAATAGGCCGTCATTCGTCGCCTCGGCGAGTGTCGGATAGCCCGGAGTCTGGCCGGTAAGTGATACGATGCGCCCCTCCCACCTTGCACAGGCGAGATGCTTTGAACCGTGGTTCGAGATCTGCACGAGATCATAGCCGTATTGGACCATTTTATTTGCGAGCCCCTGATTACGAGCCTCGACGGCTTTCGTTCGAGTGAGCATGGCCGTATAGCGATCGAACGTCCACTCTCGGCCGGCCTTATCCTTGAGCGCTGCGATCCCGCGGTCCTCGAGCTGTTGCTTTAATGCGGCGCTGATCGTTTTTCGAGTCTCCGCGGTGAGCTTGCCCTCGGCTAGTGTCATCGTGAGTTGTTTGCGAGTGGTTTCCCCGATGATGTTCGATACGTTCCTGGAGATCCCAGTGATGCCCTCATAAATAGCGCCGGCTGTCTCATCGACGAGCGCCTGGATGGCCGCTGCATTGATTACGGCGGATCCGGAGGATGATAAGTCGACTCCGAGTTTCCGGAGATCCTGGAGGGCAATAGCGGCCCCGTCATTGTAGTATTTCGGGATCTCTGTTTTGACGAACTTTTCCACATCGACGCCGAGTTTTTCGAGCTCGAGATTTACGCGGACCATCAATTTAGCCCGGGAGATCTTGCCGGACTCACTCGCATCGATAATTTCCTGGGATATCGTTTTGAACGTCTTTTTATAGAGCTCGATAAGAGCATTAATCTTTTGATCCCTGATCTTTACAGGTCCGCGATCTGCCATAGGTTAAGCCCCCGGAGTTGGCGGTGTTGGTGGATTAGGATCGTTCGGATTCGGTGGCGTTGGTGGAGTAGGGGGATTCGGAGTGCCGCCAGGGTTGCCGAGATCTGGCAATTTAGGGCCCGATTCCGCGTCGATCTCCTCGACCTTTTTACGAGCCTCCTCTGGAGTGATATCGTCCAGGCGAGCGATCTCATCTGCTCGAGATGAAATGCCGGCATCGATGCGCTTTGTAGCGTTATCGACCTGTTCCGTTTCGTCGTTGATAACGCCGTCGCCCCATTGAATTTTCGGACGTTCGGCCTTTGATGGTTTCACGCCATCGATTGAGATATTCCATTTAATAGCGAGCTCCTGGGCTGTTTGGAGCATTTCCTTGATAGCGAGATCATAATACGAGATCTTTCGGTTACGCTTGCGGATTGTAGCGAGGAGCTTAAACTTGAGCGCGCGGCCGGATTCTGCCTGGCCGTTTTTGTCGGCGCCCATTGTAGCCGGTGCGATCTCGGAGAACATAAATAGCATCTCGACGAGCTTTTCGATCTCGGTAAATGCCGAGTCGAGATTCGCGTTCCAGACGATATATTCTGGCTTGTTGAATCCGGGGTTTTCGTTATCCACCTCGAACATGCCGAGTGATTCCTTTTTGACCTTGCCCTCCTCATCGATGACTCCAGGAGGGACCGCGAGGATCGGGTCCGAGTGCTTATCGAGGATATTATCGGTCTTTGTGAGTCGGTTATTCAATGCAAAAAACAGGGACTCGAGATCTTTATAGTCTGATGGTCCCCAGAACTTGCCGTCCCGGTAGTTTGGGATAGCGAATACGAGAGAGCGGTTGACGAGTGTCTTTTCGACCGGCATAAATCCGAAATCCTCCGGCATCTCGGCCGAAATGATTTTCCCTTGCTTTGGATCATACTCGAATACCTCATGCACGATCTGGCCCGGCTGATGCGTTTCCTTGTGGAGATACGTTTTGCCGTTCTGGGCGAATGTCGTCGCGATGATGTCCTGAGTGGTTACATTGCGAGCTGCCTTATTGTCGAACTGTGGATAATAAATTTGTGCGCCCACTTGCTCGATAATGATCTCCGGCTTTGCGTCCGGGTTGAGCGGGTTGCGCTTGCCGATTCGCATTTTGAACACGTCGAATCCGCGGCGGGAGTTGATGATCGATGACTCGTAGAGCTGATTAATGAGATCATTCTGATGGACCAGGCCATCGACGAACTTTTGCGCGTTATCATCCTCGAGATCGATCGTGAGTGCCTCGCCGAATAGCATGTCGGCGACAACACGGCTCATCAGGCCGGCGAAATTGGCTACGATATAACGGAGCTTTTTATACTGTTCTGAGAACTCCCCGGGAGCGCGGACTGAGAATGCCTCATAGTGCTCTCCCTCATACAGATCGTCATAGTGCTTATAACGCTCGAGGCGGGCCTTGTCTATCTGTTTAGGGAATACTAGCGGATTATCGTCTTGCATAGATTTATAATATCACTTTTCCGCTTTTGCTTGCCCATACTTGACATATTGTGTGATTTGTGCTAATATGTACCTATGAATAACGAAACAAAAACATTTATTATTTGCCGGGATGGCCGAGTGGATCTCATCGCCACCTATACCCCTATCATAAAGCAAAAAGCGCTAAATCGTCTCGCTGAAATAGGGAATCGGATCGATAACTTTTTCGTAAATCACTAGAAATATATCATTTGTGATAATCAATCTCCCGGGGATTTTATATAACCCCGGGATTTTTGGTACTCTCGCCCATTATCACGCCCCGCAATATATCACGAGGTCTATAATCCCCCAGGCTTTGCGGCGAACGTGCGGCGCTTGCCCCGGCTCTTGTCCTTGTATTTGATCATCTGGATCGCGATCATGTCGGCGAATAGCATGTCGTCATGTTTCCCTGTGGCGTGTTCCCTTTTGCCGCCCTCTTTTTTGACGAACGTCTGCATCTCTTTAAGCGTCCGGGCGCTGAGATCCTGGAGCGTCTCCTCCTCGAAATGCATGATAAAATCGTCGATCATGATATCGCGTGATTTGCCGGTCGTGGACCACCCGATTTTCTTAGTCTTAGTCTGGCGCTTTTCGTCCACCTTTACCGTTACGAATATATTCGAGTAGATCGCGGATAGCGCTAGGATCGTGGAGAGCATGTTATTTTCGACGCCGGCGAATGCATCGTTATAGTGCTCGGCTGCCTCTTTTGAGAGTTGGGCCAGGATATCCGGGCGTAATGATCCGGACCATTCGGCGCATTTGCGATAATCCTCATCCCAGATCGCCAGGCCGGCCGGGTCCCCATTGGATCCGCCATCCGACGGGTCGACGCCCATACCATAGAATTTGCCAGGCTCCGGCTTGTGGAAAATCTTTAATGTTTCACCCTTGAGACGCTTATCCTCGAACTTGAGCTCCTCGATCACTTTCGGCGGGGTATAGAGTGCGAGGATATCAGAATCGAACACATTTCCGAGGCCCGACTGGAACGCCTCGAGGACCGTTGACGGGTACTCCTGGCGCATGAGTTGGAGCCCGGTAAGCCCCACCTTGTCATCGCTCGCCCTGGCCGCCTTTTCGAGATCCTTTTGCTTCCAGTTGTACCAGAGGATCTGGCCGTCTGTGAGGTGTTTCCCGTAATTATCGAATACGAGCTTATCCAGGACCTCATCGGCCGCGCTGCGCGTTGCTATGGTCCCAGGGAGTGTATATTGTGGGTCCTCATGCCAGGCGTAAAAAAGCGCGAGCGTTGCCAGGAGATCGTCGGACGGGTTATCGAAATCCTCAGTAAATGCATCGTAGTATTCATTAAAGCCGTTCGCGGTTGTCTCCTCCGTAATACGGCCAGTCATCGGGACCGCCTGTTTTGATCCGGCCTCGAGCTCCCGGGACTTTTCTCCCTCGATATACGCGCGCTCGGTAATGTGGAGGCTCTGGACCGTTCCACCACGGAGCGTCAATGAGACATAGATTTCGGAGTCCAGGGGCTCACCATCGAACGTATGCTCGAATTTAAGCATGCGGAGCGTGTTCCGTTGCGTCTTAGGCTTGATCGACTCTGGGAGGTTCTCATAAGCACGATCCACGATCTCGAATATCTTGTCGAGCGTTTCCCGTTCGTGAGCGATGATCGCGCTTGAGTGTCCCGGAGTCCAGAGGGCATCATCCAGGTATAGAATGCAAAATAAAGTCGTTACGCCACCCTGGCGATATTTCAGGATCCTGGCCCGGAGGCGCGAACCTAAAGCCGCCAGGATCATAAGTTGGACCCTGGACGGCTTGAATGTTACGAGGCGGCCTTGTTTATCGAGGATCTTATAGAGATGAGTTAGCCGCCACCACTTATTCCGTAGTCGGGGATCCCGGCTTGCTATCATCCGAGGCCTCCGTCTCTTTTGGCGCATCCGCTGCGGCGAGCGCTGCGGCGGCCTCATCGGCTACCTTGTCGCGATCGTCCACCTGATCATCGAGATCGTCGAGCTCAGATTCCACGCTGCGGACATTTGAATCGACGACGGACTTATCCACCCATCCGAAATTATTCGTGAGGTTGAATTTGATTCCGGCTGCGACTCCGTTCCGGTGGAGAGCGCGCTCGTTATATTCCTCGACCCGCTGATAAGCATCCTCTATCGCGTCGATCAATTCTTGACGTACCTCTGGAGATATTTCATCGGTGTAGTGAGTCGGATCCTTGTAGTTGACGAGTGTCGCCCTGGAGACTTTTAGATCACGAGCGAGGCCGGTTATTGTGTACGGAATTTGCTCCGTCATCGTTTCCCGGTGTTTCCAGATTGTCTCACCCCGATCGTTATAGCCGCTCTCGAGCTGTTTCGATACGATGTGAGGATCGCAATTATCGAAATAGTTCTGGATCCGCATTCGGAGATCGTTTGGATCTGTGAATACGAACGGCCGGCCCGATCGTGGGGCCGAGAGGTCCGGAGTGTTCTCCGGCTCTGGTGTTTGATTGTCTGGTGCTTTGGATGGCTCGCTCATGTTACCCCTTTTCCGTTTTTAACGCGGTATCGTCTCCGCTAATAGGTTGCTATGAGGCCATTATAGCACTAGCGACATTTCGCGCATGTTCCGGACACAATATTTTTTCGCGTTTGAATTTCTTTACCTCCTCGAGTAGTGGCCCTCGGAGTTCGGTTTTAGGATGCGGATCGAACATATCGATATTGACGAGAAATTCCCGTCTCTCGGTAACGCCGTTCTCGCATCCCTCCGCCTGGCATTTGCCGCGCTTAGTGATAATCACCGGGCGATCCTATTCCTCGGACGCTGCGACTATGGCTTGCTGCACGAGACGGCCATAGGCTGCATCTGCTGAGGTTTTGTGCTCATATCCACGGCTAATCGATACCCATCGCTTGCGGAGCGTCTCCTGGCGGTGTTCCTGGATGATATATTCGCCGTATTGATTCCGGTGTACTCGCATCTCCGGAATAGTTACTGTGATTTGCTTGCTTGCCATGATGGCATCCCCTCTCTCTGAGCCTTTATTAAAATGGACTGTCGTCGCCTGGCTCGGGCGTCGGATCCGGACGTTTTAATTCATACTGCGGCGGCGCATAGTTCGGCTTAGGGAGCGCCAGATATTCGTCGATGATTTGCTTAGCATGATCGAATCCCTCGGCGAACTCTGCAACGAATCCCATTTGTCGTAATGATAACAACATGAGCGCCTGTTCCTGGATGTGCTCGTTTTTGTACGTTTTGCCGTCGGCCTTGAATAGCTGTTTATTATCACGCTTGAGCTCTAAATAGAGCCCGTGGAACCCGGCCCGGGGAGCGATGATCTCCATGTCCGGGCGGGCCCTGTGGCTGTTTAAACGCTTAATCCTAGCCTGATCGGTAACGTGTCGCTTTCGACCATCCTCGGCGTTGCTCCAGAACAGGACGTCCCTATACTGGAGCTTTAAATAGTCCGCTACGTTTTGATGGACCTGAGCCTCGGTGATCCCCGGCATTATTTCGACTCCGGTACATCCACGACTAGCGCGCCCATTGTGGCGGCCGTTGCTGCGATTGATACTGAATTCATAATCGCCTCACGCGTTACCCGGACCGGATCGATTACGCCGGCCGCTTTGAGATCGATCAGTTCGGCGTCGCTTGGATGATTGACATCGATTCCCATTCCCTTAGCAAGCGAGACTCGAGCTACCTCTGCGGCGCCATTGATGCCTGAGTTATCCATCAGGACCATAAACGGAATCCCGAGGGCCATCTTGAGGATCTGAGCGCCTCTAGTGGCCGAATCCATATCAGTTGCGACATTGAGTAATGTTACGCCGCCACCCGGGACGATTCCCTCTGCGAGAGCGGCCTTTGTGGCTGCTACGGCATCATCGACGCGGAATTTCTTTTCCTCGATCTCGGTTTCAGTTGCGCCGCCGACTTTGATCACGGCTACCTGGCCCGCGAGCGCGCCGGCTCGTCGATCGGCGATTTCTTTATCATATTCCGGGAGCTTGTGCTTTGAGCGGATCTCCGCGATGCGGGCGTCCACGTCCTCCTGGGCCCCTTTGCCATCGATAATGGTCGTCTCGTCTTTTCCGACGATCACTTTTCGAGCTGATCCTAGAACGTCGAGATCGAGCGTCTCGAACTTGTGGCCCATTGAATCGCTGATCACTTTTCCGCCGGTAATGACTGCGAGATCCTGGAGAGCATTTATGCGGCGATCTCCGAACTCTGGAGCCTTGATTGCTACGGTATTGAATATCCCCTTTACCTTGTTGATGATGAGGGTACTCAGGAGCTCTCCGTCGATATCATCGGCAATTATGACGAGATCCTTTTTGCCGGCTTTTCCTAATTTCTCCAGGAATGGCAATATCTCCATGATGTTTGTGAGCTTTTTGTCGGTGATTAGGATGTCGGCGTTCTCGTAGACTGCCTCCTGGCGCGCCTGATCGGTGATCATGTACTGGCTCACGAATCCGCGAGGAATAGTGAATCCCTTTACGATCTCAGACTCGAGCTCGAGGCCCTGGCTTGTCTCCACTGTTACCACGCCATCGCTGCCGATTTGCTTAATGATATCCGCGATGAGTTTCCCGATCTCAGGATCCCCGGCGCTGATCGTTGCGATCTGTGCGACACGATCGCCGTCCGGAGTGATCTCCTCGGCTAGTTTCGCGAGTAGTTCGAGCGCCTGATCTTTGGCCGCCTCGAGCTCTTTTCGGAGTTGCTGTGGATTCTCTCCGGCTGTGATCAATCGATTCGCCTCCCGGAGGATGTTATAAGTGAGAATCGTTACGGTAGTGGTCCCATCGCCGGCCGCTTTATTTAGGTTCTGTGCGGCCTGTTTGATGAGCTCTGCGCCTTGCTTTGATCCCAGAGTGTCATCGTCGACGTCCTGGATATCGATTGACTCCGCGACTGTTACGCCATCATGAGTAACCGTAGGACCACCATAGCCGGCACCTATTACGACGTTTCCGCCTTTTGGACCATACGTTACCTTTACCGCGTTATAGAGCATCTCTGCGCCCGCTAGGATGCGAGCTCGTGCGTCGTCATTGTAAAAAATCTTTTTTGCCATATTCTATACCGTCCCCAGGACGTCCTCCTCATTTACGATTAAATATTCCACGTCGTCGATCTTGATCGGATTTGTGAGCGGTTCCTTATAGACGATCCGATCGCCTTTTTTGAGATGCAACACATCCGGACCGATCGCCACGATTTCGGCGATGTCTGATTTCTCCTGGGACCCTGTGGATAACTCCAGGCCGCCGGCCGTGGTGGAGGCCGGCTTTTCCGCTACGATCACAATGCGCGCGCCGAGAGGGACGATCATTTCAGATCCTCCACCGGAGCGACCTTGAAATTACGGTTATATTCGTCCCGGGTTACAAAATACACGGGCCAGTTAGTGAAATCTGATCGGATAGAGAGCCCATCGATCCCCTTGATATATTCGGTGTCCCAGTGATTCTGGTTGATGAATGTTCCATCGCGCATCGGGAGGATAAAATCGCCCACCGCATATTCTGCGAGGCGGTTGAGACGATCGTCTGGATCCGAGATGTCGGCCGGGATCTCCTGGAACTGGAACACGCCACTCGTGAGCGCGCCTATCGCCATGAAAAACGCCTGGAGATCTCGGTTCTCCGTTTCGTCGGGATATAACCCGATTATGATCTCGAGCGATTTAATATGGTCCGATTTGGTGAATAGCGAAATGATGGTCCGGGCGAGATTCTTTGAATCCTTTTCCGGAGCAATTAGAATGCTGCATTTTGGCTTTTGATCTGGCATTTAAAATCCCCCTTTTTCTAAATTTGCGGCCGTGATCGCTAGGATCTGCCGGAGCCGGTATAGGCCCAGGCGATAATCGGCGCTCTTATTCTTGCTATTGTCGATGTGTTTTTGAACGGTGTCGATATCGTTTTGAATCTCTTTCCACCGCTCGAATCTTGGTTTTTTGAGTGAGGCCATTTATTCGCCGCGGATCCTCTCCCGCTCTGCATCGATCATGATCTGGATCATTTGATCGAATGACGTTTCCGGAGTCCAGTTGAGCTCCCTTGCTGCCTTTGAGGCATCGCCATTTAGGAATCCGACCTCGTTCGGGCGATAGAACTCAGGATCCACCGCAACGGCCAGAGAGCCGCCTATGACGCCGAATTCCCTATCTCCGCCCTGGCCGCCATGAGAGGCCCAGGTAATATCACGCCCGAGGGCTTTAAACGCTACCTCGACGAATTCGCGGACGGTGCGCTCTGTTCCGGTTGCCACGATGTAATCATCGGGTTTTTCGGCCTGGAGCATCGCATGCATAGCCTTGACGTAATCACCGGCATAACCCCAGTCTCGGCGAGCGTCGAGATTTCCGAGGCGGATCGGCTCTCCAGTTTGGAGCCAGTTTACGGCGCCCCTGATGATCTTTTGCGTTACGAAATCACCGCCGCGGATCTCGGACTCATGATTGAATAGGATCCCATTTGAGACGAATAGTCCTTGTTTGCGTTTCATACGTCCGAACTGATGAGCGGCATATTTTGCGATCGCATACGGCGAATTAGGCCGGAGCGGCCAGTCCTCATCGAATCCAGTTACCGGGACCGTGAGCGACTCGACGTCTCCGAACATTTCGGACGTTGAGGCCTGATAAATCCTCACTGAGTCGCTGAGCTTTCCGTTCTCGGTCCAGACGCTCTCCACGGCCGTAATAAGATTCACATAGCCGGCGTAGTCCTGGAGAGATACCTCGGGGATCTTGAATGACATTCCGACGTGAGATTGCCAGGCGAGATTATAAATTTCGTCCGGTTGATGAGTCTGTAGGATCCGAATTAATGAGCTGATCGATTGATGATCGCCATCCTCGAGCACGAGTTGGCCGGCGGCTATGGCATCCGAAAAATCGAATTTTCCGCGGACCCGGCGAGGCGGTTCTGTGGAGATGCGGCGGACGAGCCCGACGACCTTGTACCCATTATCGAGTAATAATTTTGTGAGGAATGTTCCGTCCTGGCCGGTGTACCCCGTGATGATTGCTGTTTTATTCGGTCCCATTCTCCATCCCTCCGATCATAGCCTTTACGTTTTTAGGATCTGCTCCGACGATTGCTTTAGCCGCGTGGTCTGCTAGGATCCGGATCGCTACTGCCGGCGCTACCTCCATGATCTTTGCTACTTTCTGGATCCTCTGATCCTGTTCCTCGCTCTGCGTTATCGTCCTCCGGACCGGATATTTGATCGGTTTTGCCATGTCGGGCCTCCACTTGATTTGTTAATGATGCGCCGGCCGGGAGTTCCTGGCCGAGTTGATAATCTTTTGCGATCTCGGCTTTTATAGCCGCCTGGACTGATTCCCGGAGATAATACGCCGCGGGGATCGCTGCCGCGTCGATGATATAGATCTGGGCCTCATCCTGTGGGCCAGATTCGCCCTTGTATTTAGCAATAAATTTATCGAGATTCTGGATCTGCTCGACGTGGTGCTCCCGTATTGACTCGAATAATGCTACGAGCCCGGCGGGATCCACTTTCACATCGATAGTGATCTCGTTTGACTTAGATTTCGCCATAAGTTAGCCGCTCCTTTAATGGTTATGATTCATATTCCAGTCTACGATTAGAACGTGTCTAATTCAATAGGCATGTTCGGAATATATTCAATTTCGTTTATCGTATCAGGGGAAATCCTGTCGATAAATTCCTGGAATTTTGGTTCCGGGATAGTGAGTCCACATGGTCCGGAGATCACCAGACCATCGATCACGATTGCCGCATCGATGACGTTGTATTCTGGCGATCGGCCGGCGACACGCTTAGCGCGGATCTCGACGATCATCGCGCCAGTATTCCGTCGATCGATAGGCGGCGGATTTTGAATCGGACCGGGATCGATACGGGGTCATCGTTGGCAATTACTGGAATGTGAACCGGCTGTTTGAGCATCCGATCGAGGAGCGTCTCATCTGTGAGGTTCTCGAGTCGGTTACGGATTTGCTCATTCCGTATTTTACGGACCGCTAGTTTAAATTCGATCTCATGTACGAGCTGAAATGGCGCATTTACTGAGTCGACTAGAAATTCCCAGGTTGCCGGGAAAATTGCCGCGATCTGGCGGCCGGTTTCGGCGAATACCCATTTAACTTGCTCTGATTTTGTCATTTGATCGTGCATGATATTTACCTCCATCATACTACTTTTATAAATCGTCATCTAAAATTTCTCCGGTTTCAGGATCCACGTTTGCCGGGACTCCGCCCATGTCGAGCGCGGCCTGTGCGACGCTGCTCGTAGGCTCTGGAGATCCTGATTCGATATGATCGGGATCAATCTCGAATCGCCCCTCGAGCATGTCCTGGACGTGCTCATAAGCGCGGCGCCATTCCACATCGTCGAGCTTTTCCCATGTAGCCCACGGCTTGCCGGCGACGAATTTCATGAAATGCTGTCGGCCGCGGAGATTGAGAGCGAGTGAGTCGAATAGATCCTGGACGTTCTCTTTAAGATCATCATCCACCACCAGATCCGCCTCCTGGGCCCGTGGAGGGCTCATTCGATAGTTATCCTCCGGGAGTTGTGAATCCGGGACCGTTACGGGATCCTGGGGGATCTCTGGCTGCTCTGGCTTTTTAAACACTTGAGTTTTGATGAGCCCCATGAGTCCGCGGGCCTGGCCGCTCGTCATAGTCTCCGGCTTATCGATACCGTTTAATTTGAGCGAGTCGATAACGTAGAATTTATCGATCCCATAATCGAGAATCATTTTAAAGAGCAATTTTCGCTCGTCTGCATCGATCGGCTCCTGGCCGTCTCGTGGCAATAATCCGAACTCATCGCGATCGATTTTCTCGGCCTCGTTGCGAGCCCGCTCGTTCATCATTTCCCGCTGCGACTTGTATTCTGGATCGTCGAGATCCTGAGTAAAGTATGCGGAGAATCCGAGGCTCAGACATGCATCCATCCGGGCGCGCTTTTCGGCTTTTTTGATCGTCGAGTTCGGGTCGTTCTGTGATGCGCTGAGCGTCGCTGCTCCGCGGCCCTCGCCGACTTTATTCTCGCCACGATACATGATGCATTTGTAGGCCACTAGGCCGGGCATATTGCCGAGCATCTCATACGCCTCGAGATCCTTTTCGAGCTCATCCTGGATCCCGAATAGTGAAAAGATTTTCTCCTGGCCGGGTTTGAATAGAATCGATTTCGAGTAGTGGTAATCCTTATCGCATGATCCCCGGGCGCGGTCCTCGGCCTGGCAATTTTTGACGACGTGGATTTTCCCGTAATCGATATCGACGACGAGATTATCTTTGATGAATTGCTGAATGAGTCCGCGCTGCTCAGTCTGGACCGTGAGGGCCTGTTTGAGCTGTTCTGTGGTTACGCCGCCGACGATCGACAATGCCGCCTCGCGCTTTGGTCCCTCAGATACAACGATCTCAGATTGTGGGGGAGTTTCGTTCGGTTGAGTTTCCTCTATCGTTGCCACCGCTTTATCGACGAGCTCGCCAGATACCGGCGCCTCGATTACCTTTTTCGATGTTTGTTTTTTGGTTGATGCCTTTTTAGCTGTCATGAGTTTAGCCGCTCCTTTTTTAATTACTTCCTAATTATAAGGCATGCTCTTATTATAAGCAATAGGAACATGCGGGATTCTTTGAGATTCTTTTCGAGCCTATTATTAGTAATTATTAATTTATTAAATAGTAGTAGTAATAGGTCCTGTGGATAATGTGGATAACTTTTGATTCGGCATGGCGGGATTGATGGTCCGACCACGACTCAGATTTTCAATGCGAGCATGCCGTATGAATACAAAATGTGTGCAAAACTCGGTGGAAAAAAAGTGGATGAAATGTGTATAAAAAATGTTACCGCATTGTCGCATAAAAAACTTGTGCATAAGTCCCGAAATCGTCCACATGTAATAAACAGGTTTTCCCTACGTTTTCCACAAGTTATCCACAGACAAAAAGTCCACCGATGGTATTCCCGAAAATAACTTCGGCGGCTACAATGAGGTTATGTTTAAAGACGGACACCACATCCTCCATAATCGCCTCGAATGGTCCCTCCGTCCTGAATCTAAGCGACTGCGCGAGACTCCATCGCTCATTCCCAGGCTTGATCGTGAGACTCATGATGAGATCCATCGAACATGCCCGCCGGTCCCGCTCCTGGGCTACTATGCGCTGATGCGAGTTAATAAATTATTTGAGCCATCCAGGAACACGCTCGAATCGATTGATAGCCTCCTGGACGCGATCGACGAGGCGAATCACCACCCTAAAGCACATCCACTCGAGCGCCAGTTGGGAGACGCCGCCATGTGGGCGATAGAACTCCAGATCCCGGCGATCGCTGATGCACTCGACACTAGGACCATCATAGATTTAGGCGCTGCGCGTTGATCCTGGCCGTCTGCTGCGCGTTACGGGACCATTCCGCCTAGTTATGCTATTGCGCCGGATAGGGCCCTCTGAGGGGCTTAAATGAGCTCGTTTGCGCGCCGGCTTTTGAGCGATCATGTCCGGCTCCGCTGTATTGCCACAGATTAAACAGTGATCGGATGATTTTCCTACGAGCCCGCAATACTGACACGCCCGGCATCGGGGGCATATAACGAACGAGTTTCCGGTTTCAGTCTCGAACGTACACCAGACACAGATCGTATTCGCGACAAGTTTCGGCTCGAGGGGCATTGACTTATAGTTGCGATCTGATCGTGGGAGCTTTGCATCAGAGAACGCGCGCTCCTGGCGTCGCCGGAGATTCTTAGCCCCTGGGCGCGGACCCGCTATGCTATTTCGTTGGTCGTGTATATGCCGTCCTGTTTCCATATTCCTATATTACCCTGAGTCGAGTAATTTCCGGCGGCCTGGATATAAACGAGGTTTCCGGCCGGGTTACTTTTATCGATTAGTGTTGAGAGATCAAGCTTGAAATCGACTACCCTACTCCCATCGGCGACATAATTCACATCTAAATAACGATGCCAGGAGGGAGATCCGAATACTGGATAGCTCGAGGCTGATGGATCAAAATAGGGGAGGCCTGGCTGTTCGTCGACCACGCCCACGCGAATAATTTTACGATCACCGGATGCGACGCCGGCATCGAACGTCGCCCGGAGGTGCATCCATAGATTCTCTAGGCTGAGCGCATTATCTGGCTCCTGGAGGCGCATTAGGATCACGCTCGAACACCAGAACGACTGCGAGACGGCCGTCCGCATTGAGTATTTATAGAACTGATTTTTTGTACCCTGGCTCATGCTTTTATCTCGTTATCGTGTTTTATGATCTTGAGTGCCCGCTCGTCGACGACTGGACCGCCGGCGCTTTGGCCGAGTGGATTTCCGAAATTGTAATAAGAGCTCGAGCCCCACCATAAATAAACGTATACTCGAGAATCCCAGTCCGGATTCGGCCCCTCACCCTCCCACGGCCGGAGGAATGGCTGCGGATCCAGGGCCTCGGGGAATTCATATATCTCGCCATAGGCTGCGGATCCCCCGCTGATCGTTATTCCGGAGGCCTCGGCGGTAGTTTGGAGATCATCGCTAGGGGAGTCTGATAATCCGATCGCTACGGTTGTGGGAATGGTCCCGGCGGCGTCCGTGTAAAATTGGATCCCGAATCCATCGATCGTATTCTGGAGCACGATAAGCATATTCCGGACGATCAATTTAGAGACACGATACTCGAGCACGATCCCGGGAACGCCGGCCGGAGGAGGGAAATATCCGGCCCCGCCGCCACCACAATAGAGATACATGTCGAACTGATTATCGTTATCCTTGATCGTGTTTTTCCTGGCGTTTGCCAGTTGCCCGGACCCGCTCATAATAGCCCCATCTGTGCGCTGCACGTTACGCGAAAAGCATCGAGATTATAGCCGCTCGTTATTGCCGGCGCTGATCCGAATACGATCACCAGGACGAATCCATCATCGTTATAGTCGGTATCGCCCGGCTGCGGGATCCCAGGGAGGAGATTAAGATCATCGATATATAGGGTCCCACCGGCGCTGACTGAAAATGCCGTGGAGGCCCCAGTGAGTTTTAGGTGTCCGGCTGCGATCTCGGCCTCCGTATAAGAGCTCGAGGCGGTGAGATTTGAGTCTGAAAAACGCCCGATCATTAATCGAGCGGTGAATCCACTCGCCGCGGCGGCGGTGAGTTGGAGAGATAAATAGGCCTCGACCACCTCGGCCCCATGCGGGCGCGTGAGACGGATCGGGACCACTTGAGCGACTGATCCGAGGACACCGTTTAAATAGTTAAGATCATACTCATCGAATGGGAGAGCCTCATACGGGATCGCTTTTGTCCGGGTTGCCTTGTCGCCTATAATCATAGGCTCATTATAGCGCGGATCAGTCGTGGCCGAGAACGATAACCTCTGAACCGATCGCAAAATCGCCGGTTCCGTTATTTAAGACATCGACCCTACTGATTACCGATGTACCTGTATATCGAGCATGCGTATCATAAAAAGTAACATCGTTACCAGTTCCACGATAAGAGTTGATCTGGCCTGTCATTAGCTTAGCTAATCCACTCACATTTAAAACGTCTAATTCTGCGAAAATTGAGTTTCCACTTGAGGTAGTGAATGCGTCAAGCGTGAACGATGTCGAGCTCGAGGCGTTGTCGATTGCGAGTGTTCCCGCATTATCATAGATTGCCGTCTGTTTATATGATGTAGATGAGTCATTATTAAGCCTAAGAATAGCGTCTGTCGTACCACCGGTCCCGTTAGTGAACACAATTATCTTTAAGTATTTTTTCGCGGCGAGTGACGTTACAGAGATCGTATCTCCGGCTCCCGAGAGAGTAGTTCGGCCGAGTTCCTCCCACCACCTCGCGGCGCTTGAGAGTTTTGCCGGGGTTATATTCGCATCTAACACATGACGAGTAATGATCGCATTATCTGAGATACCGGTCCCATCTGCGAGAGCGTAGTCGTTATCCCAGATATATTGCCACTTGCTCGCGCTAGGCTGCTCTCCGAATGTAAATGTTTGGCCGGCGTGAAAACTCATAATTTAATCTCCTCGACTTTAAATCCGTCGTATTCCATAGAGCCATTGATAAACTCGTATCCCTGGACTTTTCCGGATTTTTTAATTGCCGCGAAAATTTCGTTTAAATCATCTTTCGATGGTGGAGCCGGTGAATTCTTTTTATCGAATGTCGGCTGTTCCTCCGGCGCCTGGATGCTCCAGTTTCCACAGTAACATCGGAACCCTTTTCGGCCATCGAATCGATCACGAGACGTTTCAATCCCGGAAACGATCGTCCCGTCTTTACGAGAAATTGGCTCATCGATACATATTCCTTTTCCGTCGATATAGCCGATCAGGACTCCCTTAGCATGGGCGTTTTTCTTTTCGCCTGGGAGCTTTTGCGGATCCATACAAAAAACTTGATAAGGGAAATTCCCCGAGATGATGTTCCCGTAGGTTTCGCGGAGCTTCGGATCCGCTACGTTTTTGAGCATTCCGTTTAATACCGAGTTATTTACTTGCATGTTTAATCCTCATGGTCCTAGTTTATCACTTCCGCCGATTGTTGATATACCTATTCGGAAATAGCTCTCGATCGTGCGCTTTGAGACGGTGAGCTGTTGACGGAATCCGCTTTTATTTAGGACTCCCGAGATCCTGGTTACGAAATAGTCGGCCGTCTCGTCGGGCTCGTCCCACGTTACCACGTCGGAGATCTGTAATTGTGGGACCCCTTTAGCGAGGAGCTCGAGCTGATCGTTATCATTTGCCCGGTCCGAGAGGATAATCTGAGCGATCGAGTTTGCGGCCGTCTCGTCCTGGATGTAGTTATTTTCGATCTTATATACCTTTTCCTGATAGCCATCCCAGACGCCGACACTGGTATCATCTGCCTTACGGATATAGAGATCGTTCTGGACCTTTGCCGGCGTCGCGAATAATTCGAGCTGAGTAATAAAAATGCTCGATGTCGGATGTGAATTTGAGAATGTGAGCTTTGCTGAGGTCGAGAATAGATCCACGCTATCGAGTGAAATATATGTGTTTAGCGCGGCCCCGCTACCGTCGCTCTTTTCGTTCGTCGCATATTTTGAGGTATCGGCCGAGGTGATATATTCTGGATCATCCATTGTCGTAACCGGGAGCGCGCCGTAGTCATCTTTAAAATCTGTGAAAATATCTACCGATTCGCCCGGCTTGATCTCTACTGCTGATGACTGCTCCCATAGCTTTTGCTTTGCCATTACGGCCCGGGCCTGGGAATATACCTCGACCACGTTAATAATGTCGTCTGTGCTGCCGGTTCCACGCTCGAGGGAGTTCGTCTTATCGAATGTCCAGGAGCTCGTATTGTCGCTCCAGTTCGTGCGGTTTTGGAATGTTGGCCGGCCGGTTTCGCTGATCGATAGGTTTCCGAGTTCGGCCTCGGCGATCTCCTGGAGAGCATCTCCACGCTTTGAGCCCTTTTTAAAATAGGCGAATGGAATAATAACTGATCCATAGTCGAGATCCATTTGAGAGGTGAGTACGCCGGCGCCCTGGAGGAGCTCCGAGATAATTTCGTCGGTCCGCATGTCGACATACATCGCCTCCTCGTCGAGTGGCTGATCGAGCATATATGAGAGGAAATCGAGACAATGAAATTTCACCGTCTTAGCTGACTCGTCTACCTCTGGGCGTTTTTGAGTGAGGCCGATAAATACCGGAATGAGCTCGCCTTTAAATCCGAGAGAGATCCGGATCGGGCGCTTTGGGAGGAGATATCCATAGAGCGGGCTCGATGTGTTTCCAGGCGTGAACATGTCGTCGTGATTGTCGAGCACGATGTCGGCTGTGGCAAGCGTGAGGGCGTTCGTAGGGGGATTCGCGATGCGCTCGTATTCTATCGATAGGACCCGGCTCGTGAAATCATCATAGACGTATTTATCCCATTCCTGGATGACGCTCGATTCGCCCTTGATAATATCAGTCCCTCCGATTGTTGAGCTGCCGATCGTAAAAAAGTCGACGCCGGCATCGTATGATTTCTCGAATGACATCTGGAGATTATAAGAGAGCGGCCGAACCTTGCCATCCGTTCGCGCTGTAAAGTCGCTACTAACTGTCTGCATTTTCCGGCTCCAGTAGAATCACGAGGCCCTGAGTGGCTTGTCGATCCCACTTGAGAGCCGTTTCCTCGGGGAGATTCAGGAATACAGAAAAATCGCTCAGGCCGAGGTCGTCATCGTTTAATAGTAAAAACTCCTCATTCGAGATCTGATCACGGAATAGCGCTTTTAGATCCTCGAATTCATCCCGAGTGATAACGTCGAACGTGAATCGAATCGGGCTCCGTGTCGCGAAAAAATCGACGTACATATTACCGGCGAGCGGATAGTTTTTTGCGAAATTCTGCTGGAGTCCCAGGCCCAGGCCACCGACGGCATATTTAGGGAGAGTGATCGTCCGGGTTGAGCTTGTGAGAGTAGTTACTGACATATTTCTATTCTATCCTAATAGTGGTTTTTTACCTTGTGCGATACGGCGCTGATCGACCGATGCGAGCGCCCCCTCGATGATATCGCGGAGTTCTGTTTCAGATCGAGCCATGACGCCCTGGAAATTAAATTCGTTATGAGTGCCGCCGCCGTCTCCGCCGACGCCCATTTGAGCCGCCACCTGTCCGATCTTAGATAGTGGGATCACGGCCTCCGGCTCTGTACCCTCACCGATCATCGCGAGCGTTGCCTTTGAGGCGATACCACCCTGGGCGAGCATTGGGAGTTTTGGAACGCCGATCTCTTTTCCACCGATACCAGGGATCCAGTCCGGCGCTTTCCAGGTTAATTTCCCGATCGAGTTATTCCAGAATCCGGCGATCGCATTGAATGCCGTTTTAAATGGTCCAGAGATTACTCCGACAATATTCGAGAATGTGGTCTTTATGCCGTTGATGACATCTCCGAACCACTTTCCGATCCCGCCGAATACGCCTTTAATCCAGTTCCAGGCCGCCTCGAATGGGCCTTTTAATGCGTTGAATATCGCGCTAAAAATTGCGGTCCAGACGCCGATAACGAATTTGAAATAGGCCGTAATAGCATTCCATACGAACATCGCGGCGGCCTTGATTGCATCCCATACCGCGCCGATCACCGCGCCGAATGCCTGGAATATAGCCGTCCAGATGATCAGGTTTACGACAATAAGCGCCCCGATGATCGCGAATACGATCTGCGCGGCGAATTTGATCGCGTCGAATATAGGGAGGACGATTCCCTTGATGTTATCCCAGATCATAGCGAAAAAGTCGCCGACGGCCTGGAGGCCTGTCATGATCGCGCTCCAGACGCCAGTAGCAACGCCGACGAGCCAGTTCCAGAATGTCGCCATCCACGCCTGGAGAGTGCTCCAGTTTGTGATGATCAGATAGGCAAGTCCGGCGATTACGAGGATGATTGCTATGATCGCCAGTACCACCGGATTAGCCGATAGAAACGCGAATGCTGCTCCGATCGCCCGGATCCCCATCGCTAACTGGCCGAGAATAACTAACATCGGCCCGATTGCGGCAACGATGGCCGCGATAATTAGGACGACCTTTTGGCCTTTTGGTGATAGCTTGCTGAACCAGTCGGCCACCTTGCCGATCCATTCCGCGACTTTCGATAATGCCGGCGCCAGGGCATCGCCCATCTTTTGCGCCGCGACTGCCGCTTTTTGCTTTGCTTGCTCGAGCTCGAATCCTGTTTTATTTACGCCCTGAGTCATCTCATTAAAGGCCTGATCGGTCGTGCCGGCGACATTCCCCATCGCCTTAATTTTCTCCGAATAGACGTCGGCCTGGCCGCCAGTTGCGGCGAGTGCGAGAGTCTGGCCCTCGATGGATCCGATATACGCCTGGAGCGGTTTCCCGGAATCGTTGGCCGCTTTCGTCATCGCCTCGATAGAGCCCTGGAGGCCTAGCTGTTTGATCATCGCCTGGCCGTTCTCATATCCGAGCTTTTTCATGAGGTCCTGCATGTCGGCCGTTGGGGCCATGAGAGACTGGAGCACTCCTCGTAATTGAGTCGATACCTCTGCGGCGCCACCAGTTACTCCGGTGAATGTCGCCATCGTTCCGAATAGCTCCTCCTGAGAGACGTTGAGGGCCGCTGCGAGAGGCGTAACACGTCCCATCGATGCGGCGAGCTCTGGGAATGTAGTCTGGCCCAGACGGACCGTCATAAGGGCGAGATCGGATGCTTTTTGTACGGCTCGATCGGTCGTGTCGCCGTAGGCTTTGGTAACTCCGGACGTGAGGTTGATTGCGTCGGTAGTTTCGGCCATTCCGGCCGCTGCGGCTTTTGCGTTGATCTTGAGGATATTTGCGCTCGCTGCGGTGTCTCCGAACGCTGAGATAACCTGGTACATACCATCCGAGAGATCCGCCGTCGATTTACCAGTCTCCACGGCCATATCTTGAATCGATGCTTTGAGCTCGTCGATGCGCGCTGCATTCCCTGGGATCAGAGTCGCGATATTTGCCATCGCTGAATTAAAATCGGTGGACATTTTAAGAGCCCCGACGCCGGCGGCGATCAGGGGGAGAGTCATCGTAGTAGTGAGCTTTTTACCGGCCGCTGCGGCGCCCTCGCCAAACTTGCCGATCTTGTCGGTTACACCTTTGACGTTATCGCCGGCTGCCTTAACATTCGCGATCGCCTGTTGGAATCCCTCAGACTTGGCCTTGAATGTTACAAAAATGTCGCCCAGATTGAATGCCATTATTTGAATCCTTTATCTAGCCGCGACGTTACTCTTTTATGATATCACTTTACGCGTATTCCGGAACGCGACTCGTCTTTAAGAATGCCCTTTAGTTTGGCGAGTCCCTGGCGATCTAGCTCAGGCTTATCATCGATTCCGCGGAGATATTTCCTTTGCGCCAGGAGCTCATCCACGAATGCGCGCTGCTCCGCCGCCTCCGAGATGTGCGGGTTACTGACGATCCGGAGCTGCAATAGCGCATCCTCAGTCTGTCGGGCCAGGATCTCATATTGCAATAACGCCAGATCCTCTGGATATACCTCGTAATAAATTTGGTGGAGGGACCACCCGTACTCGGAGGCGAGTAGATCGACGGCCCCATAAAGCCACTCGTCTATCGTTAATTCGCGGCGGGTTTCGGTGCTGCCGCTGTCGTCTGATCGCCCGCTCTCCGAGCCATGATTTTTTTTACAGACGCGACCACTCTCTCGTAATCATTAATCTCGAGTGCTGCCTGGACAATATCCACCGCATCGGCGAGATCGATGTCATCGCCATTAAAGAAATCGGCGTCTTTATCTGTTACGACTACCAGGATATTAATAAGATCGGGAAATCCATCTGCTACGATTTCCGGGAGCTCCTCGAAAATAACGGCCATATCTTGAACGTCTTTTCCGGATTTGAACAACTGTGCGAATCCGCCGGGGAGTTTCCGCAAGGCGCGAATAAATTCTGCGTAGTTTTTAAGAGCTAATTTGTGAACGACGACATCGCCGCCGCCGGTTTTTACTGTGAGCGTTTTTGCTTGTGTTTGGCTGTCTGCCATGATGACTCCTCCCGGGGCGCATACGTCCCTCTATGGGAATTAAAATTTAATACTAGGTGATAGAGTCGCCGATAAAGCCGAGAAGATTTCCATCCTCACGATTCTCATCGACCAGGCCATCGAATGTGGTTTCGATGATCTTTTCGCCGTCGTTCTTGAATGGGAGTACGATTTCGCCGCTCGAGTGAGCCTTGTAAATAGCGACATCATCACTATAATCGTTGTCCGCGTTCGCGATCGGGTGTAATACGAGCAAGCCCGCGAGGGTGCTTGAGCGCTTACCGGCATAAGATCCCAGGGTGATTGCATCATCTGCATCATCTGTGGCGTGAGTCATAGCTGCGCGCAACTGCACGAGCGTAGATTCTGCGAGAGGGACCTTTGCTGACAATTTCTCGCCGACAAGCCATCGCTCCGCTACTCCGGTGTATTGATCGACTTTCGTCTCCTGGTACTCAGGGCTATAAGTAACCTCGACGCCGCCGATGGTGTGGCCGAGATCCGTACCCTTAAAAGTAACCTTACACGTTCCTAGTTTGACATTTAAAATGTTTCCCATAGTTTAAGCTCCTTATTGCTTAATATCCTGGTTCGACCGTTTCCGCTTTTTCGGACGGAATACCATTACCGTAATTTTACCACAATTCGAGCGCCGGCAACGTAGGCGGATTCGACCATCACGAATATAGAGATCTGCGAGCCATCCGTTACAGGTGGACCCGTCCTCGAGCTCTGCCTGGCAACGGATCTCCGTAAACATGCGGCCGTCCTGATCCTTTTTAGGCATCAGGGATCCATCGTTTGCGTGGATATGCGTCTCAGTCGTCATTATGGCGCCTCAGGGATAGAGTAGTATTCGGCGGTGAAATTAATCGAGAACTCATATCGGCCGTCGTCGTCCTCGCCGATCGGGCCGCCCTCTTGCTCCGCATGACATCGCATAATATGCCAGGAGGTGAGATTGACGCCGATCAAGCCGTGGAGTGAGTTTCGGACCTTTACCAGGAGATCCGCTGCGACCTCGAAATCCTTGTCTCGAGTTACTACCTGGAATCGAGGGAAATTTAGATCCTTGATATCGCGCTGCGCGGTGAGATTTGCGCCCGGGAGGCCCAGGATCGCCACGGCTTTATCTGGAGTGGCCGGTAGAACGCCGGCGAATATGTTTCGATCTGTTTCGACATCGAACACTCCCACGCCGTCGGCGTCGAGTTTGGATGCTAGTTCGTCGTAAAAGCTGCTCATTTGATACTCCTCTTTAGTGTTTCATTCATGCCGAGGGCGAATTTCTTTTGGAATGTTGCGAGGTTTTTCTGGACCGGATCCTCGAGATATTTCCCTTTTCGGCCTTTTTGGAAACGATATTCCGGGTGCTCGTGGAGCCGGGCTGCATACTTAGTATGATAACCGATAATGACGTCGCCCTCTACCTCCTCGACCGTTCCGGAGTTCTGGAGCGTTCCCTCGTCGTGCGGGACCTCGGCCTGTGAGAGCCGGAGGATCTCGAATCCGATATCCATCGCCTCCTTTTGCACTCCGCCATCGATCGCCTGTTGGAGCCCCTGGAGGTTCATCATGACCTGATGATCGTCCATAGTGGCGATGATCATTATGCGCCCGCCTTATAGCTCCATAACTGAGCCATTATTTCGATGTGATGAATCGAGCCGTTCCGGCCCGGGACGTCCTCTGATTTAATTACGCGATACTGTTCGGAGTCGTAGGTGATCCGGGCGGATTTCCGGACCGGAGTTTCGGGCCCTACGAAAATAATCGCATCGATGGGCTCGCGATCACGCTCTGCCGTGGTGATGACCTTGTTCGTTCGCTGCACTCGAGCGGCTAGGGTAGTGGATGCGCCCAGACCATCTCGGCCTTGCTTATCGCGGGATCCGTCCGGGTTCTCTACTGCGATCGATTGTTTGAGCATCGATTTAAAAGACACGTTACACCTCGATTCTGCCGAGAGAGTTTTTGATCCCCTTTAGCATGTGGCGGGCCTGTGGAGCCGTCATTTTAATAAGCGCCGTTTGATTGCCGGATGCTGATCCTCGGCTATAGCCATAGTTCCCGATATTCTCGCTCGTAACATCCGACTCGTCGCCGGCAAAATACGAGTCGCCTTGCTCGATGATATATGCAACCTGGGCGATTGTAGCGTCGACGACCTGGCGGGGAATTGCTTTGTAATAACGAACGATGCCGGCATCGTTGGTCCTGGAGAATACGTCTTTTTCGCGTGGGAATTTGGCGAGCTGATAGATTTTGAAAATGTCGCCGACTGCGAATCCGGTTATAGGATCGCCGGAATATGTGATCGATCGAGCGTCCCGATCGGAGCCCGAAATGAATCGAATTTCGCCGGCTGCTGTTCCGGAAATGATCTCCAGGATCTCGCCTTTATAAAAGTCATTCACGCGATTTAAATGTCCACGAGAGCTCGTATCGATCACGGTTTGATCGACGAGAGACGTCGCCTCGCCCGTGTGTTCGTGCTCATCGAATCGCTCCTGATAGCCTACATAAGCATCGATAATTTCCTCCGCGAGGGCGATCTGATCGTCCGTCGCATCGCCGGCCTGGGCTGTGGATATATAGTTTCGTCGTGTACTCATAAGCTCATTATAGCGCAAAAACAAAACTCGACACATTCTAGTATTGCGTCGAGTTCTGACTGTTGCTCCGGACGATGGTTTGATGGGTAATTGTCATCGTCGATCGGCCCCCCGATTTGTGATCGGCCGCCGCGCATTTGCGACGTGTTCCGGGTCTTTTTTGGACGGATCCACTCGACTAAATTATCACGCCGCGCGCATGTGAGCAATAACATATAGCAATAACTTATGAGGGTCCCCTCCCCTACTCCCCCGATCGCGCCATAAAAAAGCATTAACACCTTAGTTTGACTTTTTTTCAAAAAAATAGCGGGGTAGGGGAGTGGTACTCTACCCCTGTTAATGCGAACAAAACAGGAACATCGCTATTTTTGGCCGGGGGAGTGCCGGGGGAGTGGTAGAATGGGCTATTCTGCGGGCGTGAATAACTGTTTTACTGTTACCGCCAGGGCGTTAATTGCGCCTACTACGCCGCCCACGAGCGCGCCTACTGCTAGGGACACGAGGAACGTCTTATCGAGCGTTACCTGGCCGCCCTGAGTGAGCGGAGATAGGATCCCGCCGAGTGTCAATAATAGGCCTCCGACGAATCCAGATCCGGCGCTATATGCTAGGGCCTTGAGGATCTTTTGGCCTTGATCGGCCGTTATTTTGCTAGGTTGTAGTGCCATGATTGAGCTCCTTTTTTGAACACTAAATTTATCGAACGCGGATCACCCATCCCGCCTGGATG